AGTGCCGACACATTCTCCAGCCGCGAGATTGTGGCCAATCACAAAGCCTGTGCGAGTCCTGATGAGTTCATCAAGACCTTGCGTAAAGACTTTGGTGCGGAGATATTTTGATGTTGCGTGACTACCAACAACGCGCCATCGACCAGCTATACGCGTGGTTTCACAAGAACCCAACTGGCAACCCGTGCCTCGTCCTTCCAACTGGGTCGGGGAAGAGCCACATCGTGGCGGCGCTGTGTAAGGACGCGCTGCAATCTTGGCCAAAAACAAAAATTCTTATGTTGACGCATGTTAAGGAATTGATTGTCCAGAATGCAGAGAAAATGAGACTCCATTGGAGGGGAGCACCTTTAGGTATTTATAGCGCAGGGATCGGCAAGCGTCAATTAGGTGAACCCATTACTTTTGCCGGCATTCAGTCAGTCAGAGCCAAGGCAGCTTTGCTTGGTCACATTGATCTGGTGATTGTGGATGAGTGTCACCTAGTGAGCCACAAGGATGAGGGCGGATACCGAACGCTTTTAAACGACCTACAAGCGATTAATCCGAATCTTAGGGTGGTAGGGTTGACCGCCACGCCTTATCGCCTTGGACACGGTTTAATCACGGATAAACCGGCATTGTTCGATGCGTTGATTGAGCCGGTCAGTATTGAGGAGTTAGTTTATAAAAAATATTTGGCGACCTTGCGTAGCAAAACCACGTCCGAGCGCTTTGACGTGTCGGGTGTGCATAAGCGCGGTGGCGAATACATTGAGTCCGAGTTGCAGGCGGCGGTGGACACCATAGCCAAAAACTTGGTGGTTGTGCGTGAGGTGATTAAATTAGCGCAAGATAGAAAAGCCTGGTTGTTCTTTTGCGCCGGTGTTAAACACGCACAGAACGTATGCCAAGAGTTGATCAACCAAGGCGTCACCGCAGCGTGTGTGACCGGTGAAACACCCAAGGCAGAGCGTGACAGGATACTGACTGAGTTTAAGGCTGGGCGAATCCGTGCGCTGACCAATGCCAATGTGCTGACTACAGGATTTGACTATCCGGATATAGACCTGATCGCTATGCTACGCCCAACCATGAGTGCATCGCTCTATGTCCAAATGGCAGGGCGTGGGATGCGACCTAAAAGCCACACCGACCATTGCTTGGTGCTGGATTTTGCAGGGGTGGTCGAGACGCATGGTCCAATTACCAACGTGCAGCCACCAAAGAAAGGTGGGTCGGGTGAGGGCGAGGTACCGGTCAAGGTGTGCGATGAGTGCCATGAGATTGTGCATATCTCTGCCAAGGTCTGTCCGAACTGTGGTCACGCATTCCCACCGCCAGAAGAAAAGAAGTTGGTGCTGCGCCATGACGACATCATGGGGCTGGATGGCATGGATATGCCGGTGACTGATTGGCACTGGCGCAAGCACGTTAGCCGTGCTAGCGGTAACGAAATGATTGCTGTCACTTACTATGGTGGCTTGACTGACCCGCCCATTACTGAGTACTTGCCCATCTTTAACCAAGGCTTTGCTGGGCAGAAATCATGGCAGCTATTGCATGACATTGGCAACCAGGCAAAGGCAGTGCTGTCGGGCATGAACCAAGCGCAGGCACCTATTAATTATCTAGTGGTGCAGATGAACCAAGCTAACCCGCCCAAGATGATCTCTTACCAGCGTGATGGCAAATTTTATAAGGTGGTGAAAAGATTATGGTAGTTTCAGAACACCTAGAACAAGCCCATTTAATCATGTGGTTTCGCCGCACCTATCCGGATACATTAATCTTTGCCATACCAAACGGTGGACTGCGCTCCAAGACACAAGCGATGAAGCTCAAGGTCGAGGGCGTGGTGCCTGGCATCCCAGATTTATTTGTACCGGCGTGGAAGTTGTGGATTGAGATGAAGAAGGTCAAAGGTGGCAAGATATCGCCTGAGCAACAAGGCATGATTGATTATTTACAAAGTGTTGGTTACCATGTTATTGTGGGACTTGGTGCTGAGGATGCCAAGGCACAAATATTGGAGAATAGAAATGATCGAACCTAAAGATAGATTTGTCACCATCCGTATGCCGATTGAGATATTTAAGGTTGTGAAAGCGCAAGCTGACGATCAGACACGCTCAATTAGCAGACAGGTTGTCCACTTGATTAAGACTGCGTTGGAGAATGAAAAATGATGGAATTTGAACAACACCCAACAGAACCCAACACGCTTGTCATTAAGATGCGCAAGCGTTATATAGCCAAGCACTCTGACGAAGACTTGCAAGCGGCGGTACTGGCGGAAAGAGAGGCGTGTGCTGAACACTACCTAGCCATCATGCGTGATGCTGTGGCGCAAGCGGTGAAAAGGGAAAGAGAGGCGTGTGCGAAGTTGTGTGAGGAGTTTCAATTCGACTACGCCGCAGCAATAAGAGGGAGAACAGAATGACTGAATTTTTTAGCGGTGTAATTGCGGGATGGTTTGTTTGTTTATTGTGGAAAGAGAATATTCGTCCAATGCTTATCAGGGCATACAGAACGTGGAGAAGGAAATGAACACACAACCAGAAGCATTGCGATTGGCTCAAATGTTTGACGGACTGAAATTCACAGTAGTTGGATTGCAGAATGCGTTACCAATGGAAGAAGCTGCTGCCGAACTCCGCCGCTTGCATGAAGAAAACACCGCCCTACGCCAAACCATTGAGTACGCAAAGAAGCAAGAGCATCACCCGTGGTGCGATTACTTAAACATTATGCTTACATCTTTGCCGCCACAAAAAGCTAAGTGCAATTGCAAACAAGCACAGCCTGAGCAAGCAGAGAAGCAAGAGCCTGTGGCGTGGCGTAGTGCAGCTATTCGACTTGGCGAGGAATTGTCAAGCGTTGGTTGTGATAACTACTATAACTTGACCGCAGAACAATGGCTCGACTGGGCGTTAGCGCAAGAGCCAAGAGGTAAAAACTCGTTACCAACACCACACAAAGAATGGGTCGGGCTAACGGATGAGGAGATAGCACAAACGGTTGGCAGTCCGATTGATGAAGTGTATCTGGTTGATTTTCGTAAAGTGATAGAAAAATTAAGGAGCGCAACACATGAACGACAGACAAAGACTTGAAGCTATTGTGGCAGTTGTGTGCCAATACTTGCCGCCTGATGGCATCAGCAAAGAAGAGGCGATGCGCGAGATCATTAGTTTAGTTGACCCGTTGCCAGAAAAAGGATGGATCGGGCTGACGGATGAGGAGAGATGCACTTTTGTAACATGGTTACATTGCCAAACAATCAATGAAATTTTTGATGCCATCGAAGCCAAACTAAAGGAGCGCAACACATGAACGGCTACGGAGCAAGTTGGTATAGACACACATTGCGTGTGGTCAACGGATGTTTAGTTGTGCTGCTACCCGTAAGGAGAACAACATGATCACCCCCAAACAAGAGCAAGTGCTCGACATACTTAAAAGCAAAAAAAGCATGACTGCTGCTGAGATTGCCAAAGAAATGAAGATGGTAACTACTGCCATTGCAGCGCACCTACGACGCCTAGAGGAGGCCGGTCACATTTATGTGTGTGAGTGGCGCAGTGGTAAGTACGGGGTGCCTACAAAAGCGTACAAGTACGGCAAAGGCGATTCTGTTGAGTTTGTTGGCAAGCGTAAGGCACCAAACAAAAAGATTAAAGACACCGTAGTTACTGAGAAAATAGAGATTGACGCACCCAGACCAGACTATGCAGCAGCATGGCTATTTCACCACCCGAGGGTAGAATTGCTAGGAGCAAAGTATGAGTGATCAAGAAAACATGGGCTATGCACACCCTATGCCACTAAAGACAATTCAACAGATAACTGAAGAATCGTTAAAGATTATTGCTGATGGAATGGGAATTGATTTTAAAAAAGATCCCGTCAACCATCCGCCCCACTATAACAAAGGCAAAGTAGAGTGTATTGACGCCATTGAATCAGCGGTTAGTGATTTGCATGGAATCGAAGCGGTGTGCACCGCTAACGCTATTAAATATCTATATCGTTGGAAAGCCAAAGACGGTGTTGAGTCTTTGAAAAAAGCGCGGTGGTATTTAGATAGACTTATAAATACTTTGGAGGATAAATGAAGAAAAAAGAAAAGATAATTCCGTTTGAACAGGTTTCTTACAAGTTACCACCAGCACTAAAACTAGCAGC